TTATGTCCAACTTTTGGGGTGCAGTTCAAAATCCTTACCCTTTAATAATGCGACATAGAACGGAAACGACTGATAGGCTCCGCTCCGCAGCGCCCGTATTTCACCCGATTCATTTCCCATCCTTGCATACGTACTTTGCAATTTCTGCCGGGGTCATGCTATCGACGTTCTTCTTCATGTCCGGCGGTATCAAGTCTTTTCCACCTTTACCAGTTAACTCGGCACTCTGCCGGTTCTTCCAATTCTCCGCGTCGCAGTTCGTAAGTGTGAAGATGATCGCTGTAGGGTTCGGGGCAACGTATTTGGTAACGGTTGTATGCTCTTTGACCTTTACGATCGGTTTCCCGTCCTCGCTTTTCTTTCCGGTATCAGCGGTAACCGTGCGTTTCTCTTCAACGGTGAACCCCTGCACAAGCTTTAGCAGCGATTTCTTGGCTTCGGTCGCAAAGAAGTATCTGCACTCCTCTTGAGCCTTTTTTATAGCCTCTGAAAACTCCGCTTTGGAGTCCTTCCACTCGTAAAAGGTACTTTCAGCAATACCTGCGATTTTACAGATTTCGGCAATAGTATAGCTATCCGCCCGGATGAGCGAACAAATCCTTTCGGTGAGTTCTGCACTATACTTTGCCATTGGTCTTTATTTCTTTTCGTTTTGGTCGCAGGTTTCAGCCGTGAACATGGACTCCGCAATGTCGATTACGTTTTCCAGCTCAAGAATTGCGGCTTTACATTCTATCATCTTCCGCTTGTCGATCGCGGAGAGTTCCCCTTCTGAAATCATTTTCGTTTCAAGTTCCGACACCTGTTCCCGTTTCCGGGCGAGGCGTTTGTTTACGACATCCTTGTAAATCATACACTGTTTTGTTTTCATAGCGCGGAATTGTTTTTTGGTTTTTCCGACGCTAAAGTATTCATTTTTCCAGCAACTGGGAAACACAACCTTTATCCCGTGACATTTCCCCCATCATGTAATGCAGGCTTCGCTTCTTGAATGCACTGTAACCTGCTGTATTCTGACAGATAGCTTTCAGGCACAAGCAGGTTCCCGGCTCTTTCATCTTCTCCGTTGGCACATACCGCTCCTTATCGAATAGGTAATGATTCAGATTGAACGTGTTCGTCTTAAATCCATCCAGCCCATCAACACCGCAGCAACATAGAGAATCTCCCATCTTGCGCAAACGGTTTTCGGCCGAGTAGAAAGCCAATCCATTTCGATGGCATTCCGCCTTTATCCATTCAAAGTGCCGTTTGAGAACAGAGGCCGGATAGCAGAAATCCCCGCCGACTTTTACAAGACCGTCTACCTTGCGTTTGTATTTCATGCCCTCGATTGTCAGCCCATGTACGCCTATACTCTTGTAGGTAGACACAGCACCGAGGACATCCCGAAGCATTCCCGTCGTATAAGGCTGAACCCGGACGATCACACGCTTTACATGGGGTGCTATCGTGCGGATCATATCGAGGCGCTCGGCATAGGTCGGCGCTCCTTTCTCCAGTTTGTCATATTGAGGGCTGACGAGAGATACCTGTACAACGCAGTTGCAGTGTTTCAGCAGGTTGAGGTATTCCGGCTCAGCGAGCAGAATGCCCTTTGTACTGACCACAAACGGATATTGTGTTTCGGCAAAGACCTTAAGGGCGTCGTGTGACAATCGATGCTCTCGCTCTACAGGCTGAAACGGGTCAGACATGCCGCCCCAGTGTATCGGAATATTCCAGTCGCACCACTCCGTTTCACCGTTGCGCTGGCCGTCGATGAAGCCGCGCAGGGACTTCGGCCCTTCGCCGCGTTCGATATTTGAAATGTCGTATTTGAGCTGCACAAAACAGTAACGGCACATATGGGAACATCCCTTATACGTGTCGAACCGGATCGGTAGGTCACAAATCGCTATTTGACTTCCGCATCTCGGCATACTTCACTGATAATTAACTGTGTCAAATTGTCTTTCCCGTTCCGCTTGATGTAAGCTTCAACATCCTCTTTCATACTCTTGGGCAAGGCAAAGGACAAGGTGAATAAATCAGAACTCTCGTTTACGGCATTCTTGAACCCGTTTTGCTCGACCTCGGACAGCAGGTCGATATTGGCTGTGTCGATCTCAAACTCCCACATGTCGAGTTCTTCGGGCGAAAAGTCCATAAGAACAGAATCGATATTGAAAACCGAAGTGTCGCTGGCGTGGTTGTCGGCCAGTGCCAATGCGCGGCGCTTATCGTCTTCCGTTTTGAGATCCGTGCGTTTGATTGCGATAAGCTCTCGTCCATCCGACTCAATGACACGCACCGGGAGTCCGAGCGCCTGCGCCTGTTCGTATACGCCGTTCCCGGCAATCACGACATCATCCCCATCCAAAAGGATAGAGCGGCCAGTACCGCAATCCTCAAGGCTTTTGCGGATGATAGCTTTGTTCTTCTCACCGTGAACGCGGTAGTTTTTCGGGTCTAACTTTATATCGGCCATAATCTGAATTTTGAAGCGAGGACAGGACTTGAACCTGCGACCTTTGGGATATGAGCCCAACGAGCTACCAACTGCTCTGCCTCGCTATGTGCGGAGTTTTGGCAAGCCTCCGCGACTTGGACGGATTACCGTCATTTGACATTGACACTATGTCGGACTTCATAGGATAATAGAATTAGGGAGCGTTTTTTCTCCGAATCTTGGCGGAAATTATCAACAAAATGCGATTGAAAGTGTCGTATATGAACTTCGGACTTTCAGGCCCCGGCCACTCGGCGAATGTCTTTCCTTCGAAGAATCGCCATGCGAAGATACGCTTTGACAATTCCGACACCTGCAACGTGTCGAATACCTGCCGAACCTGCATATAGGCATCTTCCTGATTGAAATCCGGAGTTGGAGCCGGGAGTGTTCGGATGCTGTCTTCAAGCCGATCCGTGCAATGCTGTCCCCGTTGGTAGCGGAACGGTGACCGCGGCGAGTGTATGCTGATCTTGATGATTCGCATCACGAAAAAATCAAGTTCAGTCCCATCCTTATTCCGGGCGTTCATCAGGTGTTCGAGCTTCGACACATCCCGCTCAAGGAGGGTACACAGCACATCGTTCACGACCTCGGCCGGGTCGATCGGAAGCCGCGAGTAGCGGACGTGGTAGGTCGCGTATTCTACCCATTGCGGGTAATGGGTCGTAATGAAATTATCTAAATTATTTGACATTTCTAAAAAAATGAATTACCTTTAAGGTGCGAGGTGCAATACAGGCCTCCAAAGATTGGGAGAAATCCCTATAATACAGATATCTACTCGCATGCGGGTAGGTTTAATTAAAAAAACATTTCATATGATTTTTTTTGAAAAATTATTTTGAATTCTCATCGAAGTGATTTTGAGTAAGTTAGTCGATGAGGTAACGAACCGATGACTGAAAAAGTAAACTTTGGTTTTTACGCCCCTATCTCGGGGCGTTTTTTATTTCTATTATCCACTCCATTCTCCCGTTTGGGAATTGAATTTTTTAAGCTCCTTTTTCAGATTGCGGAGGGTGTCCGGATTTACTTTCCGCAATCGACCGCAAAGGAATCGAGCCATCTGATTCAAATATGTTTCTGCACGCCTGACGGTTAATTCCGCTTCACGAATGGCTTCATTCATTTCTTGATAAGTCATAGTTTTACAGTTTTAAATCGTTAATTTCTCCAGCCTTGGCAAATGATCTCCGCAGTAATACGAGCAGTGATAAATCGCGTCGTCTTTGTCACACCAACCGTCGCCGTCGACATCCTCGTCCTTGAAGTGGCTGCACGTGCCGCATACTTTCGCTCCGTTTTCGGTCTGCTTATTCCATTCGGCCAAAATATCCGCGCTGCATTCCGAACACAACAGCACATCGTCGCGAGTGATGGTATATCCATCGCAATTCGGACAGCCTACATTTTCGCAGTTATCACACACTTGAAGTTCCATCCCACATTTGGGGCAATTTTTAATTTCATCCATTGCTATTCTTGTTTGAGGTTGTTAATTCTGTCGATCTCGACTTTCAAATTCATCTCTGCGCAGCGCACATCCCGTTGCAATTCCTCCAGCCGAGCTATCTGCTCCTCGTCCATCCGCGGGCATCCCCGCAGCCAGCTGTCGTAGTTCGGGGTTTGCAGTTCGCCGTTGGCAATAGACCCTACACGCAGGCAGTAGTCGTAATATTTGACATACTCCTCCTCCGGAGCGTCCCGGTCGATGTCCGTCAGTATATCCGCCATACTCACGAATAGATCGCCAACTTCTGCAATTCCTCCGGGGTCGTTACCTGTCCACGCAGCCGGCTCATAATCGTAGCCGTGCTTCTCGCAAAAAGCAGCCAGATAGGCGTTGCAGGCCGCATTGTAATTCAGTCTCAGTTCCTCGCGTGACATTCCATTTGCCGTGAATATCTTGCTTTCCCTTTCTGCGATCATCTCAATTCCTGTTTTCATTTTTTCTTTCTCGTGTTGAATTTTACCATCAATTTGTTCGCGTTTCGCACATGCTTGCGCATGTATTTAGCGAAATCTTCGTCTGCCGATTCAACCCCTCCCTCTGCCATTGCAATTACCTCGGCAAGGGCTTGAAATTCGTCATACGTCATAAACACATATCCGCCTTTAGGTTTAGTGTAATTCATCTCTCCTTCGTTTTAGCTCCGCAATGCGGCGGAGGTCATCGCCTTATTTTTTCGGCAAATTGCTATATCCGTCGCTGAACATCCAAATTCCCGCAACAGTAAAAATAACGTGCAGCGCAAACCTCCACCAATCCGCCACCGAGTAGTCGTGTTGCGCTAAGTTTCCCGCAACAAAGGCGATCAACAGTCCGCCTATTGTGTCAAATGATGCTTTTGTCATAGTCTTGCCTTATTCTTGAATCTCCCGCCATCCGATAACCATATCATCGTCAATAGCTCCATTGTTCTCGTGCCAATGATAATTCCGTGTCTCATTTGCCTTGTAGAAGGCTATGCGGTATTTTGTGCATAACGTTGTTTTAATTAAAACATCTCGATTGCCATCCGGCAATTCCTCTTTTGGGTCGTACCAGCGCGTCAACTCTTTATGCTCATCTTCAGCACCCTGACAATATGCCGCAAAGGCCGCATCGGCTCGTTCACCTTTTAAGTCATGTGCATCTCGTCGGTATTGATGCGCGTATTCTTGCGCTCTTTCCTCAATCGTTTTCATTCTCGTTCAGTTTTTGGATGAAAGCTCGGAATGCTATACAACTATTCGACTCTATTCCACATTTATTTTCTACCCTACAACCGCAATCTTGGCAATACGCCTCAATCGCTTTTGCTCTCATCCGCTCCTCGGCCTCCTGCTCGGCAAGCTCGATAGCCCGTTTTGCCTCTATTAGCTTAATATCGCATTCTCCCGGACAATCGGGATACATCATCGCTATCGGTGTTACCACTTTCAACAAATATTGTTTTGCTTTTTCGCTTTTCATGGTTAGTTATCTTTTGTGTTTAACTTTTCGATTCGGGATGCAGGAAATCCAGCCCCCAAAGGGTATGCGCCGCTTCAAGTAGTCCGGATCATCCTCGTGGTTGTATGCCTCGGTCTCGAAGCAAGTGTAGTAGTACGCGCCCGGATAAGGCGGGATAAGCACTTCGATCAGCCACGAAATGCCGTAGCAAATCCAGCCGGCGAAGAGAATGCCGACCACTGCCAGCACCCAGCCCCACCACGCGAAGTGGCAGCTTCCGGCTACGGGCAGGAGGATCGCTGCGAACAGCACGGTCAGTTCGATCTGCTGGGCGCAGTGGATTCCTTCGTGGCGGCGCGTAGCCCCGTCCATATGCCATCCTCTCGTTTTGCGTGTGAACGCAAACACTAACCATGTTACCCAGCTGAACCCCTTGAACGGGATCAATTTGTTGTGAACTTCGATAGGTAGCTTCGACTGCTCGATGCTCGTTACTTGGTCTTTCATACTCATTATTGTTTTATTCGCATAATCCGTAATAACTCATACAGCTGTCTTTCCCACCCGAAAAGGTTACTATGACTTTCATTATTTCAGATAGTTATTTATTTCAGACATAAACTGCTCGATGCTACGACACACGACGTATTTATAACCCTGCGCCTCGACCAATACCTGCCACGCCTTTTGGTTGTCGGACTGCCGGGATCCGCGCGATTCTGTTTTCATTTCGATACATAGGCCGTTGTAATTACCTCGTGCAACCAACAGAATCAAATCCGACACTCCGGGCGTTACACCTTCACCCTGCATGATCGCCGCCTCGACTTTCGAACGGCTACCGCCATTCGGCACGGCAAAGAGCAGTTTTGCCAAACTCCGGTACTGCATTCGGAACCATGTAACGCAAGACGTTTGTAGCCTCGATTCGTTATGCCTACTCATTACTTGGTTTGTAGTATTTCTGATTTATCGTGTCGCCGGTACTGATCTCCCCAGCGGTGGCCAGTTCTGCGCCAATCCGCTCGACTTCCGCGCGGGAAAGTTTCAGAAAATGCACCAACTCCATAGAGAGCGCCGCAGACGGTACGACCCGGCGAGCCTTTTTATCCTCGACGATATTCTGCATTGCTGCGAGAAAGCGGATATGTAGGGGTTTCAAAATCATTTGTTCCTGCGGTTACTTTCCCCGGTCATTAAAATCGTCGTCATATCCTTGAGCCGATCAAACACCCGTTCGCCGTACTTCGCAAGGAAATCCGGCTCCCCGAAGTTGCTGACGATGATTGTCGGTTTGTTCTCGTTGCTCCGGTGCAGGATGATATCGGTAACAGGTCGCAACTCCGAACCGTAATATTTGATCTCCGTAGCTTCGACCCCCACGTCATCAATCGCCAATACGGGGATCGACACGGCCATATTAAGATCAAGGTTTGCATCCTTACGCTGGAAAGCATCTACAATCATCAGAGCCGGATGTATGCGCAGGCCAACTCGCCCGAACGGTTGCGTTTGGTTGTAGCGCCAAATAAACTCCCGGATGGCATAAAGCAGCGTTGTTTTTCCAGTACCCGGTGTGCCGAGTATCTTGAGGCTTACCCGTTCAGGATTTACAAGCCAATGCGCCGCCTTTTCAATCGCTTTGACTACCATCGGAGAAATATCCGCAACTTTGCCCGTCTGCGCACACTGGAGCGAAAACAGGTACGTTATAGCTTCCGCAACTTGCTGTTCCCGCATGTCGATTTCAAAAGGCCTCGCTATACTCGCCCGTGAAGCACTTTCTTTGATCCCCGCCAGCAGTCGTTCGGCCGTTGTCATATTGTTTTGTTTTGTCATCGTAATTCCGTTCTAAAGTTTTGATGAAATTCGTAGGTTTAAATAGCCAGTCGAAAGTAGCTGTCCATTGATGTGTATTCTGCCCGGCAAGAAATTTCGACCGTCCTGCAATTTCGAGCATTTCCATAACCGCGGCTTCGCCGTGTTCCTGCATCCGCGCCATGATAGCCTGTTGACGCTTCGGCGTCATGGTTCTTATGGGCGGAAGCCCTTTGCAATGCCGATGATATGTTTCCCGTACCCGTTTGCATATCTCCGCCCTTTTTTTTAGGGGATCTTCTGAAACAATACCGAGCGGTAATTCACCGTCACCCGCAGGGGGACAATCAGGTGGAATATGTTTCTGTTTCTGTTTTAAGCCGTCTTTATCGTTAGATAAAGACCTATATATAGGTGTGTCGTCCTCTTTACTCAGGTTTATACTTGGGTTTATACCCCGGCTTATACTTGGGTTTATACTTGGATTTTCAAAGTATAAAATGGAGTAAACGGGAGATTTCGCCTTACGACAACCACTTACGAATTTGATAAAACCCTTTTGCTGTAATCTATTGCGCACATCTATCAAAGTGGATTCGCTCACACCGATAGTCGCGCAGATTAACCCGTTGGGACACTCAAAGGGATTGAGCCAGCCGCGGAGGTTGCACTCTTGCAGCAGGCAGAAGTACAGGTCTGCCTCCGCGCTGGTCAATCGCACTCTACGTCGTGTTTGCCAAAATTGGTTTATCAACTCGATGTAGTTCATTTCCTATTTTCCCTTTTCAGCTTCGGCCAATTCTATTTCAGCAATACGGGCGTCGATCTTTTCCTTGCGGCGCAGGTAAACCTCTCGGTACTTTAATTCCACCTCCGGAATAATAGACTTATCCCGGCTGTTCACCCAGTCGAAGAAAAGGTCTGTTTTGAAGTCCCGCCGGAAATGGTCGCCGACTTGGTTGAGAATATTGCATCGGTGAATGTAGGCGATCTGCTCCGGCGTGACATTCATCACGGCGTTCCACGCTTCCTCGTCGGACATCGAGTAATGCTGAACCGTGCCTAATTTCTCCTGCTGCTCTTTATTGAGGTTTCGAACCAAGATAAACAACGTCAGTTGTGACTCGTAGGCCGTAAGCTCTCCGGCAGACAGTGTTTCGATATCCATTTTTTTGATGGTGTCGCGTACTTCCGATACGGTCTTTTCCTCTTCAAGCTCCTTGTTTCGGTTGTCCTTGTTCTGGAGTTCTTTTATTGAGTTGGCGGTTTCAGATAGGGTAGCTGCACCATTTGTTTCGATATATCCGAAATATGGGTCATCGCTATACACCCAGATGGCAAGATGTGCGGTGCCGTTCTCGACTTTACTTCTGAGTTCCTTGGTTACAACCGCCCCTATACGGTTCGGCCATCCCGGCCAAATCTTGACTTCGTGGCCTTGCTTCTCCAATTCGGCCTTTTTGGGGCAATCCTTGTGCATCGTGTAGAAATCTGCTTCGGGGTGCTGCTTTTGAAGTTTCAAGGCAATGCCAAGTTCATATTCGCGCTTTTTCCGTTGCAGGCAGGAGTCATCCTGACATGTTGCCTCACCATCCCCGCCAGCGAAAAGACTGAAATTCTTGGAGCAGTTCGGACATGTATCGCATTCGCCCTTGTCGAATTTGTATCGATCAAGTATTTTCGTATAGGACTGAACTACTCGCTGGTATAAAGCTTTTGCATTCAAATCGTGCCATGAGTTATAGTATTGCTGGGCAAAATGCTGTTCGTACATTCTACCTTGAATGTCCGCGTCGAATTTGGCGATCTCCATTGCTTGGGAAATCGAAATTTCCCCAGCATCGAGCATCTTGCGGAAATCGTCGCTTATGGCAAGCAGTTTCATGCGCCCCCGAACATAGAACTCACTCTTACCGAAGCGTCCGCACAAGTCGGCGATGCTCTGCCCTTTGTCGAGCAGATATTTGAATGCGTCGGCCTCTTCGAGAGGCGAAACGTCTTTACGTTGCAGGTTCTCCGTGATGGCAACATCTACGGCCTCGTCGTCGGTCAGTTCGCGGATAATCGCGGGAATTTCTTTGAGGCCGGCCATGGCCGCAGCACGCCAACGGCGCTCACCGCATACAAGCTGGTACTTTTCACCATGTTCCTCAGTAGGTTTCGGCCGCACGGTGATGGGTTGTAAAACGCCCACGACTTTGATGCTGTCCGAGAGTTCACCCAGCGCCCGCGGATCGAATGTTTTACGCGGGTTCATAGGGTTGATCCCTATCGACGTGATGTCGAGAAATACAAATTTGTTTTCCATAATGTCAATTTATTTTTGGTTAAAAATGTTCATGATGGCATCGACAACATTTTCTTCAACCTGATCCACGGTGCCGGTCACGGTTTGCGCGATGCTTTTTTTTGTTTGGATGATTTTGTAGATGTCCTCGTCGATTGTCTTTTCACCGAGAAAGTAGTAGCACGACACATTGTTTTTCTGCCCGATACGGTGGGCGCGATCCTCGCATTGCTCACAGTCGGCATATGTCCACGGGAACTCTACGAACGCCACGCGGGACGATGCGGTGAGAGTCAAGCCGACCCCGGCAGCTTTGATATTGCAAATTGCCAGTTTGCAGACGGGGTCGTGCTGGAACAAATCGACGGAGCGCTGTTTATCTTCGGCCGACATCCCGCCGCGGATTACAACTGCATTCGGGTACAGTTTTTTGAAAGCATCGCCCAGTTCGATCAGGTTCATAAATAGAATGAGCTTCTCGCCCGATTCGATCAGGTCGTCGATGAATTCCTTTACCTCTTTGACCTTGCCGCGCGCACATATCTGACGCAGGACGTTGATACGTACAATCACCTCTCCCCGTTTAGCCCGGCGCTGCTGTTCATCCGAGGCATCCCGGTATTCCCGCAGGTACTTGATAAGGTCGCGTTCGGCATCCATATACTCCTTGCGGTTGGAAATATCGCAAAGGATCGTCTGCCGGGTCTTGGCCGGGAGGTCTTTCAGAACGTCCTCTTTTGCCCGCTGGTAGAAACAATGCAGGTTCAGCAGGTAATTCAACTCCCGAAGATTGCTTGCTTCGTTCGGCCCGGAGCAATACCTGTTCACAAAATATTTGTATCCTCCGAACTTCGACAGCATACCCATGATATGCAACTGCGGTATCAAGTCTTTCGGCTTGTTCACCAAAGGAGTACCTGACAACAGGTATGTTACGGGTTTTTCTTTGCTGATACCCATGCAGAACTTAGACTGCTGGGCAGAACCGTTTTTGCATCGGTGGCTCTCGTCGATAATCACCGACTTGAAAATGTCGATCGTGGGCCGGAACTTGATATGCGAAAGCATCAGCTTCTGCCCCTCTTTGTTGGTGAACTTCTCCACGAAGTACTTTTTGAGGCTTTCGTAATTCACCACGAAGAACTGCGCCATCCCAGCTTCATAGAACAGATGCCATGTCCGGCGGTTTTTGTCGTTGATGATTATGGCGTTCATCTTATCGCCGCCCCATTGCTTAACCTCGCGCGCCCAGTTGATTTTCAGCGTCGCCGGCGCGATGATAAGGCACGGGAACGCGCGTTGAGCAATCACAGCCGCGATGCTCTGCGCCGTCTTTCCAAGTCCCGGTTTATCGCCTATTATCGTGTGCGGATGCTCAAGACAGTACGCCACGCCCTGCTTCTGATAATGATACAATTCCATAGCAAGGGGAATTTCAACCTGCAATTCCGGCATCGGAGGAATCTCTCCGACCATTTCAGCCCGCGCCGACTGATCCCCCATCCGAAAGCCATACCGCCGGGCAAAGGCCTCGACTGCCGCCCGCTCCCGCGTCGGCACGACCCAAAATTTATTTACTGGGTCATACCGACGACCGGGCAGGTTCTTCACCGCTTCAACCAAATGCCGGCAGTAGCGGAATGCAATGTGGAAGTCTGTATTTACTTGGGTGATCAACATGGTGTTCTATGCCTACGGTTATGCGGACAGTTTTACCGACTTGCCTTTCTTGCGGCCACGTTTGGGGAAATGTGTGCCCTCGGTTTCTGCGGGTGCTTCGGCCGCGGGCTGCTCCGCGGGTTCTGCCGCCTCTTCCGGCGCATCACCCTCGACGCCGGAGATATCCTCGTCGAAATCAAATTCCGCCTGCTTTACGGCACATTTGCCATCAAACAGATAGGCGTTGATCTCCGCGCGGATATTTTCAAGCACCTCGAAAAGTTCACTCACATACGGGTATTCAGTGTCGATATCCGCCACACTCGGCGCACAGAGGTTCAGCACCCGGCCTTTGTCCGTGGTCTTACCGCCGATGATCGTCAGTACTTCGCCCTTCAGTCCATAGGACACCTTGATGCCGCTGATGAATACTTTGTCGAGGCTTTCCCCGAAATCGTAACGGTCAAGGTCGATAATAACCCCTTCGATGCCGCCTACTTCCTTGAGGTCGCACAGCATAGCCATGTGAGGTTTGAGCCGCTCCAGCGCATGGATCAAATCTTCATGGCAGAGCGTACCTTTGTTTACTGCGTACTCGTTTGTTACGGTCGCCGTGCCGTCTGAGATCGTTTCATCGTAAGCCACTTTGAGCGTACGGGCCGAAAGTGTGGCACTTTTAATTTTGATTGTTTTCATCTAAATTCTGTTTTTGTATTGTTCTTCGAATTGGTAGAAAAATTCATCTTCCGGAACCGGTAGCAGGATTCCCATTTCGGCCGAAGCCCAAACCTGCACTTTGTTCATAAACTCGGACATCTGTTTCGTATCGAGGGCAGAGGTCGAGGGCAGCGAAAATGTTTTGTGGCCGAATAGTCCGTATTCTTTATAGCCGAGAAACATTTCTTTGAGCAATATTTTGATCCGGGCCTTATCCTCGCCCGTTTCGTCGGCTATGCAGGAACACCACAAGTGAAAAAGGTTGTTTTGGCTCAGCGTCCGTTTCTCCCGGTGGAGTTTCACGACCACATCGTAACGCTTGCCGTCCGGCAGACGGTCGAGGTAGGCCTTAACAGCCTCTTTGTCTTTGGGTGTCGTGATACGGAAATCTTTCATCGCTTAAAATGGGCTTTCTTCGTACGGTGGGAAAGGAGCTGCGACGGGTGCCGGGGCCGGCGGTCGATACCCCTGCGGTGCTTGGCCGTACTGTGGTTGCTGATAGCCTCCGGCGGCGGGTGACTGCGACCGGGCTGTGCCCTGCTGGTCGCGGGGTTCCTGCTTGAAGCCTTGCAGCACACCGTCCCACCAATTGCCCATCGGCAGGGCATTGATATTGATAAGGTATGAGCTGTCGTCGAAAGTTACGGACGTGCCGATCGGCACCCACTGGGTCTTAACCTCTCCTTGTGAGGTGGTGTATTCCTTCGCCGCGCATACGTTGTGGCGGCCTATAATCTGTTTTGCCATGATTACTCTTGATTAAAGATTTTCGTGTCTGTGATTTTATGGCGGTTGGCCTCGATAAACTCGATGAACTGCTCGCAGTGCGCCGTCAGCAACATTCGCGTTTCTTCCGGCAGATAGGGGTAAAACTCCGTGAAACTTGCAGTCTTCACTGCGCCGCATTGCAGTCGCTTGATCTCGCAGATGTTGTACTCGAAGTATTTTACAAGGGTTCCCATCTGCTCCATGCAGAATGGATATGCGTGGTGCTGCCAATGTTTACGGAAGTTCCCCGCTTGATAACCGCCCGTGGTCTTGATGTCATGAATGCCGAACGGCATCAGCTCGTCGATGTACCCATAAAGCCGGACATCGCCGTACTTGGTCGGCAGAACACCCTCGCAGAATACCTGCGGCAATGCCCCTTTATAGTACTTGGCGAACTCCCAGCAAATCGACATCGGAAATTCATAGGTCTGTCCCCGAAAGTCGGCCGAGAAGATTTGACGCTCTTTGTCAGAACGAAGTACCATATCCTCGCGGCATGTAGCCTTATTCAGTACAAGGCAATCGACAATCTCATTGAAGCATGTTCCCTGATCGGCCGCGGCACTTTGGAATGGCACGCGGTTGATGCGGTCGAGGACGTCCTGCTTGCTTTTCTCACAGAACTCGTCCGGAGTGAGGGTTTCGGGTTTTGTGGAGCTGCCCCAATATTTCTCCCAAATCTCGTCACTGCTCAAATAGCTTTGAAAGCTGTCGAGCAAAGTGGCGTAGAATTGATACCGGATGTTAGGCACCTTGCTCATAGCGACGGGTCGTTTTGTTGAAGGTCAATTTGAGGGCACGGCATTTCTCGCTGAGAAGTTGGCCGGCGGCAACTTTCGACGCGCCGACGTGGTCGAACGTGTCGATGCGATCGACAAAATCGTTTGCCGAAATGTCGTCCGTGATGGCCGCGATGTTCTCCTTGAGCTGCGACATAATCGCCGCGTACTTGTGTCCCTGCTCCTGCAGGCGCGAAAGGTGGTTGTTGTAGGCCTTGATTACTGCGTCGGAAAGGAAGCGGTTCGGCAGGCCGTTGCCCGTGGCCGGATCGACGACACATGGAATGTCGAGCATAGCCGGCAGGTTGCAGGTATTCTTACCGTCGTTGCGGCTCGTGCCATTGAACGTAATCGTACGCTTGTTGCCGTTGGCCTCAATGTAGCCCAAAAGGTCGAGTTCGGTTACAACAGCGTCGTAGTTCGAACCGCTGAACAGGGGAACGTAGCGCGTTTCGTCACCCTCGGTACGTGTTTGGCGGTGTGCTACAAAGATCAGATGCTTGTCTTTCGACATCACCAATTTACAGAACTGCGAAAACTCGGCTTTGATTTCGCCGTAGCCCTGCAATGTGGGGGCTCCGTTTGCACGGCCCAGTTTCGGGTTGCGAGCAATGACATACGCTGCGATGAAGTCGAGAAGTTTTCCAGCCGTGTCGATAACGAGGGACTTGTACGGGCTTAAATCCTCGTTCAGAACCGCCAGTACGTCGTTGTAGGACGAAACCTGCACGGTGTCGCTGATATGCGCCGGATTCACACGCTGTACGCCGTTGTCGCAGTCGATAAGCAGCGGATCGGGAGCTGAGAGGGCCATAGTGGTTTTACCCATACCGGGCTGGCCGTAAATCAGCATCTTGATTTTACCCTGAATCTGAATCTCATTGGGTTTGCGGATCAATGTCATAGTGTTTGATTTTAAATGGTTGAACAATGTTGTGGAGAGGGCGGGAATCGAACCCGCACACGCAGCCTATCTGCGTCACCTGTCGCCCTCGGCGTTTTTTTTGTGGATAAGAAAGAACGTCGGCAATAGTGTGTATGTCTACCGTTTCACCACCTCCCCGGTTGTCCCGTATCGTGGGACGGACGGTTTGGGCGACCCTCACGGGCGGCTTGCACATTGAGTACCCGTTCGTACTCCCGATGTTGTAAAAGGTTTGTTGTATGGTATTCCATGATCGCGGAGCTTTTCCGCATCGAAATCATTTTGCAGTTCCTCTTCATCATCCGAGAACCACATATGGAACTCCGCCCAAATTGGGGCAATCTCTTTGAGGCGAGTAGCATCACCGTCCGGGCGGCGGTCTACCTCGTAGTAAGCATAGAATTTGATTGAATACTCCCAAGCATAGGTGCCGTTGTCCCGCTCGATTTTCATTTCATAGTACGGCCGACCGTCTACCTTGTCGATAATCTCCTCGGCAATCGTCTCATAGACTTTTTGCGGGATGCGGATAACGGGCATTCCCGACGCCGTGCGCTGCCGTTCGCTGTTGGTGATTTGCTCCGTTCCTGTGGTATTATCGTGAGTATTCATGACTTGGGGTGTTTTGGCGTTGATTTTTTACGATGGTTGTGTGTAGGCGCGTCGGGCTTGGTTCAGATTGTAGAGTAGTACATATCCGCCCGATGGGGTTTTGCGGGGCTTAGTTCTGAATAATCCTGCCTTGGTGTAGCGTTGAACCGTTCGTGCGCTGATACCGAGTTCTTTGCATAAATCCTTTCGTCTTACCCATTCAATTGTTTCCATGATGTAATTTTTCTACTTGAATAAGATTGTTAAACTGCAGGAGGAAGCCGCGAGGCTCAAGACCTTCCTTTTTGCGTTGCATGGCCACTCTGTCCATGTCTTTGATCGCGTGATTCAGAATTGCCTTGCGTTTCCGCCTTTCCAGTGTGTTGAAGTCAATGATTTCGAAGTTGTCCATAGTGTCGTGTCGTTTTAGTTTACAGTTTCGGGGAACATTTCAGAGGTCGGGACATCAAACAGTTCGGCGAGTATCTCCCGGCTCTTGGGTTTGGGTTTCCGGCATCCGGATTTCCATGATTGAATCGTCCAAAGGCTGACGTTGCACCGATTTATGATTTCAGCCGTGATGCGGTTCTTTTCTGTCGGTGGTAGCGCGTCGTAGAGCGCCGCGAATGTTTGAGTTTTCTGTTCCATGATAAATTTATTTGAGCCACAGATCACGTTTTGCACGGCAGGAGTCAACCGAGGAACCCGTAGTGCTGAATAAGCGGCCGTCCGTGTGGCGGTAGTCATACTGGTAATAGGTCTTACCGCGATGTTCGAAAGTCGTGTACTTTTCTTTCCCGACCTCACAAGTCGAACATCCGTTTTTGTTAATTGAAGTTTCCATAGCGCAGTGTCAAATTTTTAGTTATATTTGTATTGTACTTTTGTTTGACATTGCAAATTTAAAGAAACGCTTTGAATTGTCCAAATATTTCAAAGCATATTTTTATTTATTCAAAGCGCATAAAATGGAATCAACTGTAAAAGATCGACTTATAAAATATTTAGAGGAGAAGAAAATTTCTAAATCTGAATTTGGAAGACGAATAGGAGTGTCATCTGCTTTCATTACTTCAATGCGCCAATCTATGCAGCCGGATAAATTAGAAAGAATTGCTTTGAATTTTCCCGACTTAAATACAGAATGGCTTATGACAGGCAAAGGGTATATGATCAAAGGGGAAAATTCTTTGATGCAAACAAATTACGAGGATGTAAAGATGATTCCGCTTTTACCTTTGACGGCACAGGGAGGTACTCTGAATGATTTTATCGTATCGGTGAAGCCCGACGATTGCGAGAAGATCGTATCGCCCATTAAGGGGGCCGAATTTGCAATGACCGTTAGTGGAGATAGTATGGAGCCGGAATACCCAAGCGGTGCGAAAATACTGCTCAAGAAGATAAACGAGAAGGCATTTATCGAGTGGGGTAGGGTTTATGTCCTTGATACCTGCAATGGCTCTGTCATAAAAAAAATAATGCCCGGCTCAACGGCCGAGGTAGTCACTTGTATATCTCTCAATCAGCATTATCCCCCGTTTGAAGTCGCATTTGGCGATATGTATGGGATGTATCGGGTACTCATGCTGATGAGTGAAAAATAAAAACTAATTGCGTCACACCCTTTAGCCCACGCCTCTATGAAAAAAAGTCTATTCTTATTTGCATCCATATTTGCTCTTTATAGCTGTCAGAATAAAGAAGAAAAACTAATTATTGAACACTTACAACAAGATAGAATCTACGATTTTGAAATAATAAAATCATTTCCAACCGATTCATTAAAAACAGAATGGAAGCCGGATAATAATACCATTAGAAATTTGGATGAACTAAAACGATGTGTTAGAGAGATAAATGCATCCGGCTATAATAACATTAAAATTACGACTGATGCTGATTACCATATAAAGTCTTTAGAAAAAATTAAAGACGATAAAAAATTAGCCTCAGATGTAAAAAAGTGGTTGCAACTTTGGCATGAATTTAAATATTACCAAGATCTTGTTTACGAACCTAAAGAGAATTTTAAGCCTGAATTCATTGGATGGAAAAAAGTATGCATTGCTAATATTAACGGCAAACGCACAAGCATTGAATTCCAATTCAATAAAAGTAGAGATAAAGTTATAAAGTATAAAGAACTGCAATAGTAATTTTAACTACGTGCAAATTTGCGTGAAAGTAGTTTGACGGCGAATATACATAACGGAAATACAGCTCGTTAAAATAGACCTTTGGCGTTTCATAATCATGAGGTCCCGAGTTCAAGTCTCGGACCCGCTACAAAATACAAAGGGACACTTGTACGCCAGGTGTCCCTTTTTTGTTCCCCGCCTCTCCTCGTCTACCGATCTTCGCACAACCCTTTGTCCCGCCCCGTTCGGCTGTGTCCGTCCGCCCTGTTTTATTTTGCCGCGGCCGGCGAATCCGGGAGGGCATCTTGCTTTGTCCCGGAGGGAGCATTTTATTAATTTCTTATTTCGCATGAAATCAGTTAGTTATATTTTATTACCCAAAAAATATTACTTTGGGTGGTTCTTTTATTAACTTTTTTTACTCAAAAAACATTGTAATAATAAATATTATTACTACATTCGTGTGGAAATAATGCCGTATTTATATTTTTAAAATGGATTGTTATATTATATAAGTGTGATACTTGTGGTATCACATTCCTATTGTAAAATTAATTACTTGTATCGAGATTATCCCCGAATAAATTTCTTAAAATACCCGAAGGAGAACTAACCCATAATTATTCAATCTAAAATACCTGATTATGAAAAAACTTTTTACCCCCCCCCCTGTTGACCGCGTTGTTGTGCTGCATGGGTGCATTTCTTATTGCCTCGTGTTCGGACGACGATGAAAAATGGCCCTCGGAAGTCTCCCAACCTTTCGTTTCCGTGACGGCTGCCGACGGCGATGCGACGATCACCGCCGTCATTTCGGATGCGGACAAGACCATCACGTTCGGGGAGTTCCAGAACATGACCGACCTATCCAAGGTGACGGTTACGTTCGATATGACCTGGGGTGCTATCCTCAAAACGCCCGGCACGGCGACCGCCGAGGTTAACCTCACGTCCCCTTACAGCGTTGTTGTGAACGTGGGCTACCTCCACGAAGAAACCTACCTGATGTCGGCCAAGCCCAAGGATATTCCCAACCCGATCCTCTCCGCGAAGGTGGGCAACGAAGAGGCGGTCATCGCCGGTAACACCATCACGATCGCTTACAAGACGGGCATGAATGTCAATGCCATGGTCTTCGACATCGAGCTGGTTCCGGGCGCTTCCCTGAAGTCCCCCGAGAACAAGACGTTCGACCTCGAATTCGCCGACGGGACGCTGGTGGTCACCTACGGCGGGACGGACTACACCTATGTCGTCAAGCAGACCGGCTATACCGATCCCCTGCTGAGCCAGGGATGGACGGACGAGACGGGAAGTTTCGGCACGCTGCCCAAATATATCAAGGTCTATAAGACCACGAAGCTGAACGGCGTCGACAATAATATCGCCTACATCGCCATCATGGGCCCGCAGTCGACGATGGGCGTTGTCGGCAACGGCTCCGATCTTAAGACGATTCAGGAGCTCGAAAGTTTGGACGGAAGCTGGAACGTATACCTGGTCGGTGTATCTTCTGCCGGTACCGCAGTTCAGACCATCATCCGTGACGGACAGTTCGTTCAGGATCCTCATGCCATCAATTCGTTCGCTACGATCGGACAGGATAACAACGGTGCTTACAAGATGGCCTGGTCGCAGAAGTTCGATGGTAAACTCTATGCATTCCCGTTCAGGGACGGCAGTAGTTTCACGGCTCGGGTTCAGAGTGACGGTACCGTGTGGGATGCAAAGACGGCCGTTTCCGGAATCCCGATGGTTTTGTGGAACGGGAATGTCCTGACCGAAGCGCAGACAATCTGCAACGACGGTAGTAACAGCGGCTGGTATGCCGGTAATCCCGCGTATGCACGTGCTGCGGTCGGTGTCACGGCCCAGGGTAAGGTCTTCGCATTCTGCGGCCAGCAGGTCGAGGGTAGCGTCGGCGTTTCGATGCTCGACCTGGCCAAGGTCATGAAGGAGCTGGGCTGCGTCTCCGCCATGTCGTTCGAAGGCTCCAGCTCGCCCAACATGCGTGTCAACAAACATGAAACCGTACTCAACTCCAAGGCCGCTTCGGGCAGCGCCGAGAAGGGCATGCAGTGCGCATTGGTCTTCAAGTAA